GTGTTTTTTTTTTTTTTTTTTTTTTTGGGATTTTCCCATAACAACGTCAATATTGAATTGACTTCGCGAAGAAAAACTTAACAATTGCGCCCTTAATGGCGCTAAGAGAAAGAAAACACGAAGTCTCAAAATTTAACGCCTTACATACGACACTTGAAGGGCTGATCAAGTGAAGAGCGACTGGAGGAACATCAATGTTCGACTCAACAAGTCTAAAGTGAACCCTATCAAAACCGGGGTTCCGGCATAAACTGCATATGATTGCAGTTCTGCCAATGCGGCTTGCTCATATTTACCTTTTGCCAAGTAGATCTGAGCTGAATCTAAATGAACCATCATAAGTGACACACCCACTCCTAAGATGGAAAAGTATAAGATGCCGAGCATAACAGTATCAATTGCAAAAGTCAAATAATACTGCCAATCGGGGAGGCGATGCTGTCGAGCGTAGATCCGAAGAAAATCATCCACTCGAGCCATCATGGCTCCGAACCGATAGCATTGTAGGCCAGCATACCATAAAATCATCGGGATGTGGAAAATTCCAATCCACGCATACTGGTCTATCTGTACCTGCTCATTAAAGAGTTCACCATTCTCCATAGTCAAAGAGCTAGCGATATACGCTAGTGGAGCTCCATCATATGGTTCGACCAATTCCTCCGACATAGGGACCAAATCAACAGCCAAGGAAACAGAGCCATCATCTAATTTGATATACAAGAAGCGACGGCCAGGACCTCCACTATCATCATAATGATATCGGTCAGGACCTGGATAGTTCACCAGATCATTATAGACAATGGCAACTCGATAAGTTGTATCAAGGCGATTCAAATATGTCATTGGCATCAACGCCTCAGCATAGGGCACATCTGAGGCTGATGTATGAACGAACTCACGTCTCTGGCCAGTATCATCAATTACATAAACCTGGAGCGGAGGGAACTCTTCATCATACCTGGGGGGTGTATCAGGTATCATATCCCAGTAATCAACAAATGACATCAATCCATAATCTGGAGTTCGAATTACAAAGTTTTGCACTGCAACTCTATCCAGAACGAGCTCACTAAACCGAACCATCAAATTGTCAAGTGCATCTTCCTCCTCATTTATCACCAGGTAATTTGGTCTTGGGCGCGCCACAGGAGGTTCTGATGTCCAAGGAGATGCACCAGGTGGCACATCACCACAGACACCAGTAGGAATATAAGTTCCAACAAACTCGGGAAGATCAACATCAGTCGGATAGGACACCTCAACATTAGTAGAATTATACATCTCAATGATTTTCTCATTTGGTTCGAAATGAAAGGAAGGGTTTGCAATGGCCAATCGTTTACGCCCTAATTCAAGTACATCTTGACCATGTAAGTACCATGCCCTTTGAGCTTCTCGTTCTACACTCAAAACCCAATTAGCTTTGGCCTCCGGAGTAGCAATCGACTTCCTCATCGTCCAGGCTAACATCAAATCAATACTCTTAAGGTCGAGTGGGGCAACGACCCGCTTCAACTCATCATGAAAAGCGAATCCACGCTTCAAAAAAGTTATAGACTCAAAAGATTTCCATTCAAGATCACCATCGCTTTTATCGGCGCGAGTAACCAAATAACCCATCATCTTGAACGCACGAGTGATGTTAACACCAGTGTAGAAAGTAAGTATAATCTTCAACGCTGCAGCTTTGATATTATCATCACCATAATTCTTCAAATTCACATACTCTTCAAATGGGAATTTTTCCAACACCTCTAAACCCCTTCTGGGGAGGTAGTTGTTGAAAAAACAATAGCACAACACATAAGCCCACACTTCCATAAGCATCTCTGAGATACAGTTCCAAATAGACGTACCGAACACACCGGAAAACACTGATGTCAACACAATTAAAACCATCGTGACGAGAATAAGAACTGGAAAAGCCGTTGAGTTCAGACAGCAAATGAACAAAAGCAGTATAAGTCCCTTGAGCCAACGACCAACTATCTGCCAAATGAGATCACACACCCAGGGCATTGTGTTATTTAACTTGTCAAATTTCTTGAAATCACTATCCATCATCTTTGAAGTTGTAAACAAACCTTTTTCAAAAGTTCGAAACAGATCATCCCACTGAACAGAAGTGGCATTAATCCCAACTCCAATGAATTTCAAATGTTTTTGAAAGTAAGAAACAACTGGTCCCAAATGCATACGACTGAAAACTAAATGGGCAAATTGAGGTACCGTGAACATCCTTGGCTCTTTCGCGGTGAGTTCATCCTTAATCGAGCTTCGAAATATGGCAATCAAATCCTCACCAGCCTCGACCCGTTTAACTATATTTGAAAGCTCATTCATAATCGCAGCCTTAAATACCGGGGATTCAGGAGGACCTGTCACGTAATCTTCCTTGACACCAGAATGCGGGTAACCCATCGCAGTGTCGAGTCGAATCTTATTCAAACCCTCGATCTTTCCAATGGCTTCCTCGAAAGTGTACGGTTTATACCAATCCATACCATGTTCCATCAAAAATTTCGTCGATGTTCGCCGAACAATCACATCTAAACACAGAGGGTCAACGACTGTTGGGGCCCTACTCAATTGACGAAGCGCAGCTAAATTTGGAGAATACCAACTACCATCAGGCAGAGTCTCGTTATTCATTTTTGGAGGGCCGTATTCAGGGTACATGGAACCAAAAGCTTCATAATATTCTGTCTTCACAACACTACTATCATAATGTGTAGCTCCAGGTATATAACCCATATACTCATAATTAATCCCTTGAACATCAACACCGACATGGCGCAACAGAGACTTCTCATCAACAGAAGTTGGGATGTACTCTAAATCTTGATCAGAAAAGTTTTTTGTTATATCTAGTGGAAGACGCGAGGGAAACTTCTCAGGAAATAGAATTTTGGGATCTAAAGGGGGTATAGGAGTCACTGCCCCCCTAGGTGAACCATCGGGATCAAGAATCCCAGATACAAGACCAACAATCTTGAGAGTTCGAACACCTGCACTTCGGACGAGGTAGACGGGAGATCCACTATTCCCTAATGTCCAATCACAGCCATCTAATACAAAGCCCCGATTTCCTTTCACTCCACTCCAACTACCAGTATTAAGAATATCAAACTCGCGATAGCCATCACCTAACCTCCAAACAACCTTA